TCATTTTGTAGTCATTTTTTGACTTCGATTTATCGGGTTCAATTCAATAGCATCATTCAGATGATCTGGTGAAAAGTGTGCATAAACCATAGTCTGTTTAATATCTACATGACCAAGTATTTTTTGCAATACAATGATATTACCGCCATTCATCATAAAATGAGAAGCAAAAGTGTGCCTTAAAACATGAGTGGCTTGCCCTTTGGGTAGGTTAGGTAATGCAGTGCTAAGCCATTTATGAGTGACACCATAACAGCACGTGAATATTCGTTCTGATGTTGGTTTGTAAATTTCATTATATAGCTCCTTAGATATAGGAACGGTGCGGTTTCTTTTACCTTTAGTTTCTGTAAAGGTTATTTTATATGGAGAGAGCTGAGAGCCTTTTAAGTTAACAGCTTCCATTATGCGAGCGCCAGTAGACAAACAAATTTTAAAAATTGCGGTGAGTTGATCTGAAATGGGACTTCTTTCAAGAACGTTAAATAATTCATCTATTTGTTCGTAAGTTAAGAAGGCTAATTCATGCTCACTCTTTTTTATTTTTTTTATGCCGTGAATAGGGTTAGGCATTAGCCATTCTTTAATCTCAATTAAAAAATTAAACATACTCTGCAATATGAGTATATCGAAATTATGAGAACTGGAAGAAAGCTCTTCACCGTTACGACCATTATGTTTTGATATGGTTCTTCGGGCTGCTCTATATTGAACAAAATCAGCAGGGGTTAGTGTTCTTGCTAGTGGGTTAAGCATTTGCTCACTAATGATTTCCATTCGACGTTTAGTATGAGTTCCTGATTTAAGATGCTTACCATGCAATTGAAACCATAGCTCAATTAGATCAGATAAATTTCTATTATCAGCTTTTTCCGCAATCCAAGGCTTATCATTGGTTTCTATTAAGATAAATTTCTTATAGGAAAGGGCTTCACCTTTGGTGGCAAAGCGTTTACGAACTCGTTTACTGTTACGCCCTTGAGGGTATACATCACAAAGCCAAGGGTTCTTTTTCCCATCATCTAATTTACGAACTGTCATATATAGCACCAAATAGCTGTATACATAAACAGTATGTGATCGTGGTGTAAATTTCAATGTTTAAAATGGAGGAGAGCAAACATTTGAATGGAAAAGTAAAAAGCCTCCGAGTTGGAGGCTTTTGGGATTATGAATAAATAAAACTCATTATATGGAAAAGAAGATATATAGCGAAAACTCCATAAAATAGTCCTGCTAGCTCATAATAATAGTATTTTGCTTTAGCCATAAATGACGTTGGTTTGATTTCATTAAAGTAAGCACTGTCTATTTGACCTAGTAAGGTATAGCAAATCCTTCTAAAGCCCTGATTATTTTTAGGTATTTGGAGGACGTTGTATTCTATTAATATTTTTAAAGATTTCTTAAAAGTAGAGTCTTTAGTCTTTTTTGAAAAAGAAAGATATTTATTTATATCTTGTTCTAGTACTTTGATATGCATACTAAAAACTAACTCACGTTCAATTTCACTTGTGTTTTCATCTCGTAATATTTGAAGATCACTTAGATTTTCAAGACGACTAATGACACTATCTCTAATCTTTGATAACTCGTTTCTCTTCAGACTATTATGATGTATGGTTAAAGCAATGATTAAACTAGCAATCGTTGCAAGTAGAGTAACTAGAGCAATGGTATTTGCATCTAAACTACTCATTATAAATCAGTCGTATATTGACGGTTTGGATCTGGTTCGTATCCTGCGGGCTCTGAAGCATATTCAGATTCAGCGATAGATAACTCAACAAGTATTTTTACCTGAGTTGAATCTTTAGGATAGATAAAGTGTACTTTATTTTTAATGTCATCTTTTTTTACATATGCTTTGCGGATTAATCCACCGATAGCTTCACTTAAAAATGAACGACCATAAATACTCTCATCACTGAAATCAATCGTTAGCGTTGTTATGTTAGGATCTTTTAAAGCAGGAAGAATGATTTGTTCTCTAAAAATTTCCCCTGATGTTTTTTCACAACCCGGAGCATCAAAGCGATATCTACCATAAGGAATGTCGCTGAAGTCTTGAATGACATTAATTGTTTTATTCATTGTTTATAAACTCCATTGTATCAATGTTCCATCTAAAGTATGTTGTAATCGGCTTAAAACCTCTTCACCTTTTTCGTCATCATTTTCGTTATATAGTGAATACTGATAGATTCCTTGTTTACTGAATATCAAAAGAAAGCTTTCTTTTTCATTTTTAATTAGTGCTTTTATTCGACTACTACCTTTTCCATGTTTATCTTTTGTAGTCGTTGATAGATCACTTGACATTGCTGCACGTATTAGAGCTTCATCACTCAGAGTTTCTCTTAAATGAGCAGTTACAGTCGGCTCTGGAGCATTTTTAAATTTATTCTTAAGATCTTCGTGGTTTTTATAATTTTGTTCAATCAATTTCATGTAATCGATTTTACTTGTAAGGATGGAATTAGGTATTCCTATTCCTGAGTCATAGATTACGATAAACAATTTATCTTCAATTATGTCACAGCAAAACCACCATATTTTGTCCGAATGTTCAGAATTAGGGTAAGCATGACGACCAACATTATCTAAAGTTTCTTGAATTGCAGTACCTATCTCAAATCTTCTATCTACGAAGTTAGGGTCTTCTTTATCTAAATATAATTCAATTAAAGTATCAATTATTTTTTTTTGTAATTGAATCACTTCAGCATTATTACCTTGGATTACCGGTAATCCTTTTTTCTCATTGAGAATATTTTGGCGATGTTCTACGGATTTAAAGCTTCCTGAGGTTTTTATACTAGCATTAACAACTTTAGAAATATCAGACCAGATAATATTTATCGTTTTATTTTTCCCGTATGTATCAATTATTGAATAAATAACGAGCAATGCTGTTGCTTTTAGACTTTTAGTTCCTCTAAAAGAAAGGTATATAGTATCTCGAGCACTTAAAGCTTGTTTAAGTTCATTTAAAAATTTTAAATTTGATGAATCAAAGCGAGTACTTAGATAATCAACATATTTAGGTGCAATTATTAATGGGGCACTTACGAATAAAGTCCTGTTCTCTTTTTGTTGTTTTGGGCTATATTTCTTTTTTCTTGGTTTCTTATTTAAAACTTTAACCATATAGAATTATCTCACTTTAGAAATCAAGTTTGTTATTAAGTGTTTGTTTTTTTTATAGTATAGACTAAACTTTTTGTCCTGCCCACACCACCTCACCAATGATTTCAAAATCAAAAGTCGTCATTTCCTTTCTTGTTAATTCCCATGGTTTGTAAGTTTGGTTATCGCTAACAATACTTAGACCTGTTTTGGTGAACTGAAGACGTTTGACCATTAATTGGCCATCAAAGCGGAAAACATAAATACCATCACCAGTGAAATCTTCAATACGATTTACCATGATTAATGCTTGGTTTTGTAAGGTTGGGATCATGCTATCGCCACGAACGGGCATTAAAAATATATTACCTGGTCTTACACCAATATCATTCGTAATGAATGAACTACTAAATGCAATACCTTCAGGTTGTTTTTCTTGAACGACTAATGTACCAGAGCCCGCACTCACTTCTACATCATAAAAATCTAATTCGATGTATTTAGTTTCGTTATTAATGACGGAATGATTTACACCTCCGTCAGCAACTTGCTGAGCTTTGATTAAAATGCGTTCTGGTATTTTTCCTCTAGTGCGCCAGTTTTGGATGGTGTTTCTAGCAACACCTAAAGCATTAGCAAGTTCAATTATTTTAGATGTACCTGTAAGGATTTTTAGCTCATCTAGTTGTTTTTCTATATCTGTGCTCATTTTGTACCTTGAAGTTCAGTACAAATAATGACAAATAATGCTTTACAAAGTACCAAAACGGATCAAGAATGAACTCAAGTTCAAATGAGTGTGTTTTTGAGGTTGTTATTTGCCTTTATTTGTCGCTATATGTTTTTATTTGATCATTTAAGCAAGAGTTGCACAAGTTGAGGTTAAAAACAAACAGCATAAATACTTTATGAGTGCATTTGTGAGCAAATGCAATGAAAAAGGTCATTGGTCAATTTTGTATTAACCAGCTATGAATCCTTTTTCTACAAAATATTACTAGTGAGGTGTTTATCATGAGTCAACAAGTCGTAATTTCGGTAGAAGCTCCATACGTAACAACGAAACGTTATGCAGAACTTTCAGGAATGAAGGAAGGCACGATTGAAAAAAAAATTAAAGAAGGAAAGCTGCCAATTTTACCAAAAGATGGCTTGCGTGAACTTAACCTTATTAATCTCGCGCTTTTAACTAAGAAAGCTCTAGAAGCTAAGTTTTAGTTATTACGTTTCATTTGCTACCTGTTGAGTATCTGATATGTCCGATAAAACAACAATGTTCGATTTTCGAGCGTCCAAACAAAAGGCATTTGAAGAAGCATGTTTTGCTTTTCGTGAAAGCGAGAACATGACAGCAATCGCCGAGTCTTTGGAAATGTCACCAACGATGCTTAGAAATAAGCTCAATCCAGAGCAATCACATGTTTTAACGTGTGTTGAAATGGTGATGATCTCCAAAGCCTCAAATAACTTCACTGTTGTAAATAGTCTTTTGCGTGGGCTTGGTGTGGTGACGGCACAGGTTCCTGCTGATGCAAGTGAAGAAACCTTTACTAAACGAGCATTAGAGAATTCAGTTCATGCCGGTGATTTAGCGCAAGAAGCATTAACTCATGCGGGACAAACTCGAATTACCCACCGAAGCAAACAATCCATTATTAAAAAAGCCCAAGCCTCCATCGGGAACTTAGTTTTACTCATCAATGATATTGAAAGCCAAACACCTAACTCGGCTTCACTTTTATCTATGGGTATTGATTTTCTTGCGTCTGGTGCGCCATTGCCGGGCTTCGCATAAGGAATTAGTTATGAGTCAGTTAAATTTAAATGAATCAACACGCGATATTCAATTTGTAATTAATTCTATTGCAGGGATGATTTTGGAGGCTCCAAAGTCATTAACTGTTGTGTTTAATATTACTTCTAACACTTCAGGAATTTGTGTGATTGCTTGGAACAATACAAAAGAAAACGAAACGTTACTTCATGAAACGGTTTATACAAATTGGGAAAATGCGCTTGAAGATGCGATCGATATGGAAAGAAAATTAGCTGAACTAATTATCGTCACAAAAGAGTACACCGAGGTAGCGGTATGACTAAAGAGCAATTCTTAGCAAACATGGTGCTTGGTTACCTGCAAAACCATGGCTCTGCACCAACAGATCATCAATTAGATAATTGGTCAGAATTGTATGTCGCACTTGAAAGCAAGGGAGGTCAATGATGTTGCGATTTCTTGCTGTGTTTTTGAATAGTGGCGGTGGTGTCGTTCGTGAGGGTGACACTCAAGAAGTTCGAGCGCATGAGCTTGGTGAGTTTGAATCCAAAGAGCTTGCCATTGCTAACGCTTGTCTTGAATTGAACTGTGAACATATCACTAATGGCGTTCTTATTCGTGGTGATCATACTGGCGGTTTTATGATTTGTGATACGCAAGATTTTTCAGAGCTATAAGTAAACATTCATCAACGTGACATAAAGGAAGTACCTATGAAAAACACACCGTTACATTCAATCAATATGGACTTTTCACATTCAAGTGAAGCGCAAGCCTTACTTGATATTGTGTCCGCTCGCATTTGTCCAAAGCCAGAAGCAGAGGATTACTTAAACAAAGTAGAAGAGCAGCTTACAGAAGCAATCGAACTTCTTCAAAGCATGGAGGAATAAAGCGTTAGTACAAACAACCTATAAATGGACTCAACGTGGAGGAGTAAATCATGAGTACTTATATTACGGGGAGCGACACAAGCGTGACCACTGAGCCTTGTCACATGCCGTGCCCCAACATCATTGACATGGAAGCCATTACGTTAAAACAACAAGCGACTGCACTGAGTAAAATTCAAGAGTTGAAAGACCAATTAAAGCAGTCGCAATTGGATGCTGAAACGTTGAATTTAAGCAAGGCGATGAAACGAAAAAACTACCTCGCTCGCTTGTCCATTAAAGCGAATCAATTACCTAATCGCATCATGAGGAATACCAATGAAAACTTATAATACGTTTACTCATAATGCACTTCAAAAGCTCCCTGTGAATCTTAATAAAGAGCTTCTTACCTACCTTGAAAACCAAGTCGGTACTTCTCAGATTGAATGTATTAATGGGCGATTTGTTCATGATGGGAAACAAACCCCTCGCGAAAAAGTGTTTGAGTTTGCCAATCAATGTGCGAACAAATTCAAATTGCCTGCGGACATTCGAAACTACTTAGATAAAGCCTCTGCGATTCGTTTTAGAAAGTACGGTTTTAAACGTGCAATGTCCTTTATTGAACGACGCAGTGCGGCGGTTTATGCGGCACTTGCGGTGTTACCTGAGCCTTATTGGAAAGTAGATACTGAATTTAAACGTGCCCGCCTTGCTGATGAATTAGTAGGGCGTGCTTGTTTACGTTTAGAGGTTGCGGCCAAGCATGGGTTTGATGTGATGGAGACGATTGATTCCATTAATCAGTATGTGGGTGCCGCGATGTGGATGCCACAGTTCGCGTCCGCTAAGAATGAAGATCATGCGTATTCCATTCTTGTTCGCTTGATAGATGATGCGGTCTGGAAGCGTGCGATAGAAAGACAAACCATTGCTGCGTTTGAAAATGCTCGCAGAGCAGCAGGAATGGTATCACCGCACGTTTCACCTTATGCGTCTTATTCAGCGTGCCAGTGGCTCAAAATTCGCCAAGACAGACAACGCGAGTGGCTACAATTAATGGCGATTGAATCAGAAGAAGGTGTTGTGATCCCAATGGAAGAGGTGCATCAATCCTCGGTTTCAAACCCAACAAACAGACGTAATGAACTGATGACTCGTATTGCGGGTTGCCAAGAATATGCGGATTCAAATAATCACATTGCAGTCATGATCACAATGACGGCGGCGGGTAAATATCATCGCCTTAAACAACAAGGTAAGTATTTCATTGAAAATGATAAATGGAATGGGGCATCCGCTCAAGATTCACATCAATGGCTTTCGACTTCATGGATACGCTTTCGCAGTGCAGCCGATAGAGCAGGGCTTATTTATTATGGAATGAGAGTGGTAGAGCCTCACGTTGATGGAACTCCGCACTGGCATGGTGTTTTTTTTATGCCACTTGAACACTTCCGTGAATTCAAAGGATTGTTGGAAGATTACCAATACCAACGTGACAGTGATGAGCTGTTTTTTGACGATGGCACACCTAAAACCAAAGCAATGAAAGCGCGCGTGGATGTAAAGATTATCGATAGAAGTAAAGGCGATGCGGTGGGTTATATCGCGAAATACATTTCAAAGAACGTCGATGGTTACGGCCTCGAAGGGCTGTACGATTTGGATGCAAAGAAAGTCAATTTACAAAGCACGGTTCAGAACGTGACGGCTTTCTCGCGAGCCTTTTCATTTCGCCAATTTCAATTTCAAAAAACACCCTCGGTTACTGTGTGGCGAGAGCTTCGTCGTATTGAAGAAAAGCAAGAATACAGTCTGTTTGAGAAAGCACGTAGGGCGGCGGACATGGGGTTCTTTTCTGCCTTTTTTGATTACATGGGCGGTCATAGGTTGAGTCAACGACTGCGCCCGATAAAGATGCTTAAAGAGCAAAAAGAGAATAAATACGGTGAGATTGTTGAATCAGTGATTGGCCTTATTGGTGATGGCTTATCGGTGTTAACGCATGAGATTGAGTGGAAGTTAATTAAGAAGCCAACAGAGGTCGCTCTTGATCTTAAGGCTTTTGCTTCTGAGGCTCTTTTAAGCAAGCGGGAGCTTGCGCCTTGGATTAATGGCAATAACTGTACGCGCGCAGATCCACCCACGCGACAGCAGAAAATAATAGCGAATTTCTTCTTAAATATGGAGTTGAATGGCGGCGGAACGCCAGAGTGGGAAGCGTTCATAAACGGAAATGAGGTTTAATTATTATGAGTAAAGTAATTCAACACTTAAATGGACTCATTGAAATCGGAGATAGGAAATATTCATTTAAAGAAGAAATGTATGTTTGCCGAGTGAGGTTTGTACCAAGTAATAATGATGGTTGGGGAATATCAAAAGATTTTGATTACACCACTAAATTTGATGCGGTTTTTTTAAATGAATTTATAGAGAAGAGTAAACAATTTTTGTGAGGCGAGAATGAAAGCATTGCAGTGTTTACCTAGAGGAAATTTAAATGCTAATTACATGCCCTGAATGTTTAACCAAAACACGCATTGCCACATCCCGCGCGGTGTCTGCTGAAACGCGCGAATTGTACTGCCAATGTTTGAACTTAAATTGTGGAAAAGTGTTCGTTGCACACACGTCTTTTTCTCATTTTGTTGAGTCTACAGGCCAAAAACCCGACTCAGAATTGCAACCAGAGCTGTGCAAAGACGGAAACCAAATAGACATTTTCGACCAAATGTAAAAAACGCAAGAAAACGATCTTAAAGGATATCTAAAACGATCACCTAGAAGTGCAATTAATTCAAATCAAACAATTACTTGTGTTTAATAGAATGGCTCCACTTTTTCGCGCTTATTTTTCGTTTTTTTATCGTGTTGAATTTTGGTGTGGAGGGGAGGGTGAGTCCGAGCGAGCGCAGAATGCCTGCCTCAGTGATAAAAAAGTCAGGACTTACACGGTGTTTTGCGTTGGTTGAGAGAGTGTTGTGTCATGTGGGAAAGAGAATACGAACAAGGGCGATGGAACGGCGTCGCCTTGAACATACTCGGCACCTCATTGAATGGAGGTAAACGCCTTCAAGTCAGCGAAATTCCCTACGCTGAATTACCCGACATTAAAGTGATGGGCAGCTCTGCCAATAACATTGAGATTGATGTCGTTCTGGTGGGCAGTAACTCCTTGGTTGAGGCCAATGCCTTATTGAATAACCTAAACAAAACCCCAAAGGGTGAGCTTGAACATCCATGGCTCGGTGAATTGCCCTTGGTGTTTGAAACCTACGGCCAAAAGCTCAGTACCAAACTTGGGTTGGTCACGTTGTCACTTAAGTTTATTCGTGATGGTAAACCCTCTGCAGTAACGGCCTCAACCGTGGTGACTTCAGTTCAAACGCAGCAAGCCGACACCGTTGAAACCGTATCGACGAAAACGTTTGTGGACGATGTGGATACCATGAACATTGCTGATACCAATAGCCTGCAAGCAGATTTTACTCATGCCATCACTCAACTCTCAGGCATAGCCAATCAATTGAGTGTACCAAGCCAAACTTTGTCTGCATTAAATCAAGAGATAAACAGCGCGCTTGTGTCCATTTCAAGCATTGCCAATGCCCCTGCACAATTTGCCGAGCAGCTGAGTAAAACCATTGATAGCGTGGCGGACGCGGTTCGCTCAGAAACCGATTCAGACAATGAAGCGACGGACAATTCCAGAGCGGCGCAAGCCTCGATGTTAGAGGCGATTAACACACAAAGCCCAAGCACTCACTACAACGTTCAATTAGTGGTCGCGGCGGTGAAGATGAGCAAAGACATTGAACGACTAGAGCAAGAAGATACGTTTGATATTTTGAGCTCAAAGGGTCAAGCCTCAACCATCCTAAGTGACTTACAACAAATTACGAGGGAGATTGATGCACGAGTGTATGAAGTGACCACGGTGTCCACGCTTGAAAGTTTAGAGCTATTTGATGCACTGATTAGTTTAAAAGAAGGCGTCTCTTCTCAATCAAACAAGGTAAAGAAAGGCTCTGAGCCACAAGGTTTTCTTGAGCGTGCGCGTTTTATTCCTGCCTTAGTGCTTGCCAAAAAAGAAAAGAGTTCAGCGCCCTTAGTGATGGCGTTGAACCCATTACAACACCCACTCTTTTTATCTGGAGTCATTGCGATGAGAGGAAACGAATGAAGAAGCTGACGCTATTCATCGACAACAAACCGACTGTATTTTTTAGTGCGGACATTACGTTCTCGATAGAGCAATTAGCGCATGAGTTCAGTTGTCGTATTCGGCCAATGAGTATCGAGCGTCCTTTGCCGATTGAATTTAAATTGGATGGCAAACGTATTTTTACGGGGGCGATTGATACCGCATCAACGGCCACATCAAGCAGCGCCCATTCCATGAGTATTTCAGGACGTTCGAAAAGCGCGAACATGATTGATTCGTGCATCACGATGGACGCGGAGTATGGGCAAACGGTGGACGTGTTACTTCGAACCATTGCGAAACAGTTTGGGCTTGGCGTGAAGTGCTTAGTTGATCCATCGAGCCTTAAACCGATTGCAGAGTTTCAAATCAATGCGGAATCGCCCGTCGATAACTTTGCCCAGCTCATTAAAGAGCAGGGGTTTATTTTGGTTGAGCGCAATGGCGTATTGACCATTGAAAATCCTGCTCATGATACGGTGCAAGGTGTCGTTCTTGAGGTAGGTAAAAACATTGAGTCGTTAAACATTGACCGAAACTTTACTGAGCAGTTTTATCGTATTGAAGTGCAAGGCCAGTGGGATGATGCGCACGCGGTGGTGACGTATGCCGCTGCCAATACACAACGAAAAAAGGTCATCGTCTCCGACCAATTGCAAAGTGCAGAGTCCTGTTTATCTCGCGCTAAATATGAACGTGATCTTGCCATTGCCAAAGGCTTAAACGCATCCACTTCCATTGCTGATTTATTCATTGAGCTGACAGGCAGCGCCATCAATCGCACCCTTCGTGTGATTGATACTCATCAAGCCTTTAATGAAATGCTGCTTGTGAAGTCATTAACGTTATCGGTCACCGAATCCACATCAGAAACCAAAGTGGCCTTCTTTCGTCCCTTCAAGGAGAAGCCCAATGTTTAGTCGTTTAATGAGTCGAATTAAAAACATGATCGTGATTGGGGGCGTTACGGGGGCGGACACCAAGATGCTGCAAATAAAAACCTCGACAGGGAGAACTAACGATCGAATTAAGCGCCTGCACAATTACGGGTTTATGAGTCGGCCAAAAGTCGGCGCTCGCAGTTACGTGTTGTTTCTTGGTGGCGTTCTCAGTCGCGGCGTTGCCGTCTGTGTTGAAGACGAACGGTACGAGATGGAATTATCCGAGGGGGAAGTGGCCATGATGGACGATAAAGGCAATCTGGTTCATTTCACTGAAAATGGTATTTTAATTACCTCAATTGGAAACGTAGAGATAACCGCAAAGAAAGACGTCACGGTAAAGGCCGATGGCAACATCATCGCGGATGCCTCTCAAATAAAATTAAACAAAGGCTCTGGTGCCATCACTTGCGAAAGTACGTGTTCTTTTTCAGGTGCTAAACATGTGGATGGGTCAAGCGTTGTATTTATAGGGAAAAGCTAATGGCCTCAAGTGATGTTGACTTACAGAAATTTTTAGAAGATGAACTCAAAGCCGAAGGGTTTGTGATTGAGGGCGAGTTTGCGATGGCGGGTAAGTTTGCTAAGGCGATTGCAAAAGCCGTCGTGAAAGAAAGAATTCAAAACGCAACGGTGGTGATTGATAAAGGCAGTTCAGCAGGGAGTTATAAAATCACATGAATCATTTTAATCTTAATGCATTAACCGCCCCAATGACGGACATCGAAGGCTTAACTCATGCGGTGCTTCAAAGTGTCTTGAATCATGCCGAGTCCACTCAAAACGATCGCGCTCGCATGCTGAGTGATGAGCGTGGCGGCTGTTGGAGTGATGAATTTGTTCATGGGGTTGGCTCGCGAGATTGGACGCTTAAGCGTGAAAAGCTGACAGAGCAAACAATGACACGAGCAAAGCGATTTTATGAAGATGCCCTGGCATGGCTTGTGGAAGAAACGCACGTAAAAGCGGTGACGGTTGAGGTGTTCAAACTCTCACCTAAGCAGTTAGGCCGACGCGTTATTGTCACGCTCAATGATGGCGCAACAATGGAGGTGCCTTTATGAGTACTCAACGAAGTTTGCAGTCGTTAATTGACCGAGCAACCTCGACCTTAATTGCAACGACAGGCCAGAACAATCCCGCCATTAATGCCATTGCCTGTGCGATTGCGGGGGTGAGTTATGGCCAGTATGGATACCAAGACCAACTCTTTCGAGAGTTGAATCCTGAAACGGCCTCTGAGCCGTGGTTGTATCTTCACGCTAAACGTCATGATGTAGAACGTCTTCTACCTACGTTCGCTCGAGGATTGGTTCAGTTTGAGCAATTGGGTGCGCGGGTTGAAATTCCAAAAGGATCGTTAATCACTGACATTACGGGCGGTGAGTATCAAACTCTGCAAGCGCAATACAGTGATGAAGACGTGGAAGTGATTGCCTTAGTCGCTGGAATTTCAAGTAACTTGCCGAATGGGGCGACTCTCACGCTATCAAAAAGTATCAGTGGGATTAATCCTGATAATGTTTTATGCCTTGGTTTTGATGGTGGGGCAGACATTGAAGAATTAGAGCATTGGCGTCAACGTATCTGCACCGCGTTTAATCAAGGGGAAGAAATTGGTCGCCGTGAAGATTATGAGAGTTGGGCGTTGTCCGCTCACTCTGATGTGGATTTTGCGTGGGCATTAGATAACACGCCAGAGCGTGGCATGGTTCGTGTTTATATTGGGGCGAGAGAAAACAACCCAACGGTTTCCTTAGAGGTGGTCACCATAGTCCAAACCTTCATTGATAAAGAACGCCTTGCTGGGTGTCATCCTGTGGTTGGGATACCGACTCATAAAGCCATTGATGTTGAAATTCAAAACGTCCAAGACGAGCAAGTTCGTGCGGATATTCTCATTGCGCTGCAGGAGTTATTTCAAGACAAAATGGGAAAGCGGGATGAATCCGTTAATCCACCAAAACAAGTGTCCATTACCCCGACTGAAATCGTACTGGCCATTGCGCCTATCACAAGCAATTACATCGTTAAGCAACCGACCGAAGAGCAATTTATTACCGATGATGAAATTCATATTTTAGGAGAGGTGACATGGACACCGGTGATTTAATTGTTGATTACAGCGAGAGCAATTTTGCCGATGCAATACGCGCCTTATTGCCCGAAGGGGAGTATTGGCAAGATGCGGATAACGCTGAATTAACCAATGTCATTTTAGGCATGGCGATTGATTTCAAAGTCACCAGTGATGAAATTCAGTTGGCGTTACTCTCGGATTTTTCAGAGCGTTTATTTGGGTGGAAGCTCAGTGATTATCAAGCGTTATTAATCAGCAGTGGCGGCAAGGGAAAAGTGACAGACGAGCGAGAAAAACCAAATTTAATTTATGTGTCATTGGCCACTAATGAGCGGTGTGAAAAAGCGTGGTTTGAGTTTGAAAAGGTGCGGTTGCCTCACACGGAAATCGAATGGATTTATAACACGGCCATCGATGTTCAAACCCAAGTTGCCAATGCAAGACACATTAGAAACGTTAATCAATACGAGGTGACTCAATGAGTTTATTAATTACCAATGCAGGGATTGCCGCCTCCATTCATGCGGGTGAATTGGGGGTCAGTTATAAAATTACCCACATAGCGATTGGCCTTGATGGGTACCTTCCTACTCTAGACCAAACGCAATTGAAAAACGAAGTGGCGCGTGAAGCGTTAACTCGTGGCTCGGTGCCTGCCCTTGGGCAACTTCACTTTGAAGCGGTGTTTGCCGATAAAAAAGAATTTGAAGGCAAAGAGATAGGGTACTACCTAGAAGATGGCACCTTGTTCGCTGTTGATAGTCGAGAGGGTGAAATACTTTCACTAAAGCGCAGCAACACCATCATCACCGAAGCGTTGGAATTAAACCTTGCAGGCTCAAGCATTGAAAACATCACGGTTGAACTGATGGGCACGCCCTATGCCACCGAAGAAGTGGCAGGCATTGCCAAGATAATCACCAATGCCGAAGTGGATGAGGGCACAAACGACAGCAGTTTTTTAACCATTAAAAAGATGATACGCGCTTTTGATGCGCCTTATCTCATCAACAAATTGGTGAATAATCTGTGGTTGAAACTCGCGGCGAACATCTTTCCTGTGGGCGCGGCCATTCCTTGGTTCACGGAGATTGCCCCTGATGGCTTTGGTATCATGAAAAACCAAGCCTTTGATTTAATCGCCAATCCTGAACTCGCCAAAATCTGGCCTGATGGCATTATCCCTGACATGCGCGGTTGTGGTGTCATGGGCAAAGAAGACGGTGAAACAATAGGGGCTTATGAAGAAGGGCAAGTCAAAGAGCATGGTCACCCTAACTCGGTCGCAAGCTCTACGGATTTAGGAACTAAAGCAACAAGTACTGATACGCATCATCACACAGAAACACAGTGGTACGGAACGACAGGTGGCAATGTTGCTTATGGTGGTAATTCAAGCAACAGATCAGCATATCGAACATTAAATACAAGTTCAGACAGTCATTATCACACGGTCGCTATTGGCTCTCATGCCCATGCCGTCATGATTGCCTTATTTGGTGCACTGAAAAATACCATCAACCACCGTAAAGTTAACTGGATAGTGAGAATGGCCTAATGAATACATTTTTTAAACAATCTCAAAGCGTCGAGGTGTCGCGTCTTTCTAATGAAGGTTGGTGGTTAGACAATTGCACTGAGCATGTGGTTAAAGGCACCGCGCTTGGTGTGGATTTTACCCAACTCATTTATACGCCTTCAAGCGAGGGAATGATTGCGCGATTTGATAGAGAAACAACGCGATGGTCTGATGAAATCGAAGACATGACATGGAAACCGTTCTTTGATGTTTATGGCCGTGAGTTTGTCATTGGTGAGCCTGATGGCGATTATCCAAAAGGCGCAATAAAAGAAACTCCACCCGAATACGACAATGAAAAACAAACTGTACTTTATGAAAACGATACTTGGAAAATCTATAATATTGAATTGGGTAAGTCGTATTGGGATGCTGAAACCAACGAGTTTATTATCTCAGATTACAATTTCACGCTCCCTGAAAAACACACCTTCATCGAGCCACCAGAAAAGGATAAAGGCTTTGCGGTTTGCTTGGTTGAGGGACAGTGGCAACAGATTGAAGATCATCGAGATAAAACCATTTATAACTGTGAAGATTGCACTCAATCAGAAGTTGTAGAAAAGCTCGGCAGTATCAAAGACGGTTTTACTTATGATGAGCCAAGTACTCCCTATGATGAATGGATAGATAATCAATGGGTAACCAATCAAAGCAATCAACACATTGCAGATTTCAATGAAGTTGATGAAACGCGTCGTGGTTTATATAGCCGTGCATGTGATCCCCTGATTGCCGAGGCGAACATCAAGCGATTGCAAGGAGATGAACAAGCCGCCCTTGAGATGGAAGCGCAAGCACTGGCGGCAAGAGTGGTGATTCAAAACGATCATCCGTGGCCTTAA